TGTATCTACTTCTGACAATAAGTATGTACAAGCCCGCTGTATGGCTCAGAATTTTACTACTGATGTTACTCAGTGGCAAGGGGTTGACGATGTACCTACTGCTGGAAGTCAGAATTTGGTGAAGAGTGGAGGAGTGGAGCCGTTTACTTCAGGCTTTTCCGAGGTTTCAGAAAAGATTACTCCCGATAACTTGTTTTTGAATGTCACATCCCCGTCTTCAAGTACAAATATTACAAGCTGTACGGTTGATGGTGATAAGATTACTATTACTAATGATACTTTTGCCAATGGTAGCGTCCGCTTTAATATACCTGTGACCGAGGGTAAGAACTATAGATTTGAGTGCATTCCTTCTATAAGCCCATCTAATTTAAACCTTATCAAAATTGCTGAACATGAACTAACATCGGAGAATGATATATATTATTGTGAGTTTACAGCAGGCTCAAGTACTGTAGAACTTTATATTGGCGTAGCTTATAATAATAATCTATATGTAATCACGGACATCAATTTGTTTGATTCGTCTGAAAGGAGTGGTACATTCATAAAGAATTCAAAACTTAAAGAGCCTGTTTATACAAAAGAAGAGACAGATGAAAAAATTGAAGGCGACATTGGCTCTGCTATCAATGAATTTACGGTTGAGAAAACTTATGAAAATCTCTTCTTGAATGTTACTGAATGTGAAGAATGTACAGCAACAAGTTGCACAATTGATGGTGATGAAATTACTGTTATAAACAACACAGGAGCAAACAAACGCGCACTTATTCTAATACCAGCAACTATTGGCGGGCATTATAGATTTCAGTTCAGGTCAGCCATTTCACCAAAGAATCTTAACAATATCAGGCTATATGTAAAACCAGGCATTTACGCTAATATTACACAAGACGGAGACCTGTATTATACGGAGTTTGAATCAGGTTTTAATAATATCGAACTTTATATCGCTATTGCCTATAACAACAATATGTATGTTATTACTGATGTAAGTCTTGTAGACCTCTCGGAAGAAGTTGGTACTTTTGTTAAGACCTCACGTCTCTATGAGCCTGTCTATACTAAAGAAGAGAGTGATCAGCTTTTTGGGGATGGCATAAAAGCAAGAAACTACCCATTGTATATGGTAAAAGACACTGTCGGATTTTATCTGTATGCAGATGCTTTGTTTGACCATTTATGTAATGACAAAGATATTTTTGTCTATAGTAATTATGCTAATCTTTTTAATATAAACTTTGGTCAGGGGAAGATAAAAGTCAATGTTACCACGCCAAGCAACGGGGATATACCATTATGGGCTATAACAAGACACGGAAGATATACATTGAGAAGAACTATTGTAAGTTCTGAGAAGCCAAGCAATCCTGTCAATGACGTGAATGTTCTGATGATAGGAGACAGTCTCGTTGCTAATAGGGTGTTGCCAGATTCATTCTTTACCATGTTGGATAATTATGGTTACTCTTCTGTCCATTCTGTTGGAAGGCAAACTACTCAATTGGGTACTCATTTTGAGGCAAACGGAGGCTATACTTGGAATAATTATGTTGACAATCCATCGACTCTTCCATCAGGTTTCCCCAATAATTATTTTTGGGACAGTCAAAAAAATGACATCTCAATATCTACGTATATGGATACTTATTGCAGTGGTGCAACTGTTGATTATATTATTTGCAATATACTTATAAATCATATAGCTAATCCTGCATTTGAGCCTCTTACACCTGAGCAGATTGGTACAAAGGTAAGGCACTTTATTGACGTTGTTCATACAGAGTATCCTAATTGTAGAATTATCCTTAATGGCTCTCATTTTGGGTGCCCAGACAACCTTTATCCTTATATTGTTATAGCTGCGCGCAGAGACGAGATTGAGGCTATTCAAAAAGAGTATAACAATATCGCCAATAGTTATAATTTTGTATATTTTGTTGATGTTGCCAGCTATTTTGATGGTAGAAGTGGGATGCAGACAGAAGATGTACCTGTCAATCCGTGGAGTCAGGAAACAGAAAAAATAGTTAGTGATACTGTTCATCCTAATAATGATGGGTATAAGATGATTGCCAATGCGGATGTTCAATGCTTCTTAACAACATTATAAAATATTCGACTGAGTTATTGTAAAATATGAATTTAATAAAAAGACTATTTTGTAAACACGATTATACATTTGAAGGTTCAGAGCGTAAAAGCTATAAATTGGATGACCCTTCTGAGCCTTGTTATATCATAAAGCACGTAACGCTTAATAAATACAGATGTAAAAAGTGTGGTAAAAGAAAGATTATCTATACTTAGTTTTTGTAACAAAAGTAGATACATAATGGGTGTAGATAGTTGAATCTGTCTACACTCGTTATGTTTTTTCTATCAGTCTAGTAGCGTCTTTAATATTGAAACTTATGGTTAAACTATTGATATCAATGAAAACTGATCCTCCGTAAGAAGAGGTAGGTTAGAACCCTATTTATTCACATATTAAAGAGCCCTATAATGGAACCGTTTAATTTTTATAATAATGCTAAAAAGGAACACTTCAATGCAAGTTTTTCCGAGTATCTCAATTCGAGTAAGGACAATATGTTCGTATTGGACCTGAGTAACTGTACCATTATAGAGTGTATTAATAAGATGTGTGAAATAAAGGTAAGGTCACACCCAAGGATAAGGTATAACTACAGAATGCTTGTCAGAAAGATTACTGAGTTGGAGAAACAATTTGGTTGTACCATTATGCCAGCTATGATCAGTTCGGTATTTTGGAATCACTTTATACCATTCCTGGCTGATCAAGGTTTGAAGTACTCTACCATTAAGCATGTGAAGACTGGTTTGATAACAGTATTGAACTGGTCTTCAAAATATGGCGTTAAATTGAACCCTAGCTACAGTGAGGTAGATATACCTAACTATATAGCTAGTAAGATATCACTTACACCAGATGAGATTAGTCATATATACCATTTTAAAATAGGAACAACTAAATCTTACTGCCCAAGGTTGAAAAGGGTAGTTAAGATGAGGAGAAATAAGATTAAGACTCTTGAAAAGGTAAGAGATATGTTTGTACTTGGTTGTAATCTTGGACAACGTTACTCTGACCTTGTAAGAATCACACCAGACAACTTTAAGAATGGTCAGTTCTCTATAGTACAACAGAAGACTGGTAACAAATGCTTTGTACCTATCAATAACTTAAGTATAGATGCAAGGATTACATTTGCCATCCTTAATAAATATGGTTATCGTGCTCCTTACACTGGTGATATTAATAACTATAACTCATACCTTCACGAGTTACTGCTACATATCGGAGAGGATTTTCTCGAAGAGGTACACATCGATAATAAGATTAATGGAGTAATAACCCGTGAAACCAAACTAAGGTACCAATTGATTTCATCTCATAGTGCAAGACGTTCATTCGCCACTATAAATACTCTTAGAAATATTCCTCGTAATCAAATCTTAAGAGCCACTGGCCATTCTAGTGAACGAGCATTTAATAGATACATTTGTTATGAGGACGAGAGTTAAACTTTACTAGTAGATACCTATATTAATTAATAAATATGCCTAGATCTATATTTAGCATTGGTCCAATACCAGGAGTTTCGATTGAAGAAGTTTATATACATCCAGAAAATATAGAAAAGGTAAAGAGGTTAATTGAGGCTATGCCAGAAATTGAGACAAGGGCTTATCAAAAAGCTTGTACTAATTTTGGTAAGATGCTTGCAAGATATGTTAGGAAGTGTATTATGTCCAATACACCTCCTTCTGGTGTAAATTGGCCTCCTCATTCCGAAGATTACCTAAAGAAATATAACGTAAAAGGATTCTGGTATTTATCAGGTCAAATGTTACGTAGTATAAAGCTAAGGCAGTATCAAGGTGGTTATTATGTAGGACCTAACCCAGGAGAGAAGGCTGCAGATCCAGTTAATAAATATGATAGAAGTAGAACTTCTAAATTAACTTTGGTACAATTGGCTAGAATTCTAGAGGGTGGTACTGAAGGTCACAGTAATTCTAAATTTCATAATGGTATTCCCGCTAGACCATTATTCAGGCCATCCTTTAAAGCTGTTGGTGGTACTGAACGTTTGAAAAAGTACTTGGTAGCTAATTTAAGACGAGAAGTTAAAAAATATCTATAATATGGGACATTTTAATTTAAAAGCTTCTATAAACGGAACAGAGGTTATTAGTGATCACGAGTTGATTATGTCTGGTAATAATTTTTCTTTTAAAGTATTTCCGACTGGAGGTAATAATACAGAGAACGATATCCTTGGTTCAGTAATACTTAGTCACAATAACAAAAATTACTCTATAGCTTTAAAACATAAATCATCTAATGGTGATTATCCAGACCCAGAACCATCTATACCTAAATGGTCTTATATAGATGATTTATGTGTATCTTTTAATGGGTGGGGAGATGAGAACCCGGAAAGAGTTAGTGAGGAAAATGCTAAAGCCTTTCAATATGGCTATATAGGAATAGAATCTGGAGTATATGATGTACATGATGGTGTTCACCCTATACGTGATGAAGGTATAGATATAGGTTTTGTTTTTACTACCTCATCTGTAGCTGAGGCTGCCATCCGTAATAATTGTCATGATAAGGGACTTAGGTTAGATGAATCTTATGAAAAGATTTTTAGATTTAAAATGTTTTATAAGATACCTACTATAGATCCAGTAAGTGGAGATCCTGTTATACCCACTGATGATGGTACTCCAGCAAGTAATAGGCTTAGACTCCCTTGTAAAGTAGAGTTTATAGCTCCTTATTGGTTTACTGATACTTTTATTGTATATAGGGTTAGGACTACTGATATTAATACTTCAGAAGTAGTTGATACCGATTATACAGATTGGGATTTGTTTAGGGCAGCTTGGGAAGAAAAAAGATTAGATACTACTCATTATTCTGATGCTAAATTTTATGGTTATTTGTATAGTAATATTTCCCGTAATTATTCAGCTACAGATATGAGAGGCCCAAATACTATAACCATACAAGAAGTAGCTCAAGATGTGGATGGTACTCCTAAAATATTTGGAGCAAAGCCTTTACACATATATGCCACTCAATTAGAAGTAAGAACTTCAGGTAATAGACCATAAGATTAGTAATGTTTGTAGACATATTATAATTTGAATAACTAACATGGTAACTACTCAAGAAGTCATAGAAAGATCTTTATATGCTTCATTGATGCAGGTAACCCTACAGCTTGGGAAAACTATAAACCCTGAGCTGTATCTACCTGTAACAGTTGAAAATCAGAAAAGGTATCAAGCTGCAATGGATGCTATTGGGGATGAATTTATCTACATCTTTGGAGTTGGTAATAATCAAGTACGAGGTCCTAAGATTGTACCAAGAATTACGATTGACCTAAATGCCTATTACCCAGGAAATATTGGTATAGAGGAATTTATGGTTGGTGATGAGATGGAGAACAACGAATATCGCCAGTATTTATATCCGTTTGAAACCAAGAATGTTCAATTTGACATTCATCTGGTAGCAAATAAGATGGAAGACTTACGATTACTACATAGTATTATGTATACTGCTTTGCCTGTAAGAGGTTATATAAAACCCTTCTTAGAGGCAAATTTGCAAGAGTATCTAGCAAATAAAGGACTTGCAAAGACTGGTAACTTGTATATAGAAATTTCTAATTACTATGATCACAACGATCAGGAACACGGTTTGTTAGAAAAGGTTTATTCTTATACTGTTATCGATAGTTATGTTGATGAGAAATTCCCAGAAGGTGCTACCTTTGCTCCTATTACGGATATTAGAGCCCTCATCCAACTACAAGGCCCAGACGGTACACTAGCTAATGACGATGTATCTTTACATATTACAGGTTCTTAAACAATACTCTAGTTACATAACATAAAGGATTTTAATAAACACTTTAAACACAAGTAGATTATGCCAAATTCACCTAAAGTTAGCTTCAACCTTATTAATAATAACGTTGAGGTTACAAAACCTCTCAATGGGGTTTCTTGCATGTTGGCCCGTACTACTAGTGGACCTGAGGGACTCGGTGAAACGCTGATTAACTCGGTTACTAAATTCCGTAGTATCTATGGGTCAGAAATTGTACCAGACGGTAGCTCGTCTAATATTGAGGAGGCTCTGAAGAGAGGTTCTAAACTTCGTATTATTAGAGTCTTGGGTTCTCAAGGAACTAAAGCTTTCGTGTATAATACCATTAGTCCTGTAGCAACAGAGGCTGAAAGAGTCTTATGTTTCTCTATTACAGGAGGTACTTGGGGTAATCAGCAGAATTACATTAACTTCAGATTCATTTCTAAGGATATTTATCCAGCTGACTTTATTCCCTATGATACAATTACCTTCAAGGAATATCTGAAGAATGAGAATACTGGAGCTATCTCCATCATTACTAAGGGAGGTAATGATGATTTAGAAGAGATGGTATTCTCAAGCTTTGTTAAGTCAGATGGAGTTATCGTATTTGACTATCAGGGCTTACTTGATTTCCAGGCCAATAATAAATATTGGGATGTTGAATTCCAGGTTAGTGGTCCTGCTATTACTTCTGGAATCCTTGCCAATTATACAGACTGGTCAAAGAATATTGATGTTCTTTGCGACTGGGCTAAAGATAACTTGGATGGTACTCCTGGTGGAGATGGTATCACTATTCGTACCTTGACGGTAAGTACTAGTGAACTTGATACTACAGGTATCACCCTTCATGTTAATAAGGGTACTGATTACGGTGATCCCTCTTTACAGGATTGGAAGAATGCTGCTAATCTAGTAAGAGATATCCTTGATATTTACGAGGTATCAGTATCACATATTTATGAGCATCTGGATGAAGATGATGCCATAGAACTTCATTCTGAGTTGGCTACTATTGCCAAAGAAACCGAGGAATTCCAGTATTTCATTGAAGTACCTAAGTATGTTCTTAACGGTAGTACTCCAGGTTATACCGATGAGGTAATGGATAAGGATGCTATCATCGAATGGGTTAACTCTGTACGTGGTACTGTTGGTAGTTCTATGTATGTATGCTACTTCGGTGGTGGTATTATGTTCTACTCTGGTACTGGAGTCCTTCGTGGTTCTGATGTACTTGGTGCAGTACATGGCCTTGCTGATGCTTGTGCATCTAACTATGGACCTTACCGTTCATTTGCTGGCTTGAATCGAGGAGTTATTTCTGATGGTCAGGGCCCAGTTGCTCCTAACTACGGTTCTCCTTCAAGATATGATGATCTGAATGATCTTGCTCAGGCTTGTGTAAACATGGTAGTACTGAAGCAGACTAGAACTTCTGGTTTGGCAACAGTTCTTTGGCATTCATTCACCTCTGCTATCAAGCAGGATAGTTTCCGTTTCATTCATGCAGTTCGTTTGGCTCTGTATATCAAGAAGCAGATTCGTCCTATTCTTGAGTCTTACATTGAGGAGCCTAACATGTGGACTTCTTGGAAGCGTATCTACCTTGAGTCTAAGCCTATCATGGATGGCTTGGTAACAGACGAGGCTATCACTGAATATAAGTGGGAAGGTGACCAGGATGCTACTGCTTGGGATGAGCTCACTATTAACAACGAGGCTGATGCTCGTAGCGGTAAGTATAAGCTCAATATCAAGGTTAAGGATGTTGCTACTATGCAGGACATCCAGGTTAACTTGATCTATGATCAGGCTTCCAATACTGTATCTGCAGCTATCACTAATGTATAACACTTTAACATTTAAGTAATATGGCAACAGCAAAAGTAAAAAATCCCAGAAAGACTTTTCTCTTCTCAATCACTTTTGCCAAGCACCCAGTAAATAGCTACCTTGCTCAGAAGGTAACTCTCCCTGATATTGAAATCGAGGAGGTTACTCATGGAGATGTAAACAGGGACGTTAAAACTGCTGGTCGTGTAAAGATAGGCGATTTAATTGTAGAAAAGCTTCTTACAACTTCTGGCTCTGATACCTGGGCTCACGATTGGCTCATGGCTTGCCAGGATCACCTTGCTGGTGGAGGCCTTGTTCCTTCAGAATATTGGGAGACCATGACTGTAAACGAACTAGCCGAAGATGGTAAATCAGTACTTAATTCCTGGCTCCTCGATGAGGTATGGCCCAAGAAGATTGATGGTATTGAATTTGATCGTACCGCATCAGAGAACTCTATCGAGCATATCGAATTCTCGGTAGGTACTTGCGATAAGATTTAACAGAAACACTCTAGTTTAGGTGGATGGGCTGGTTCTGGGAGTGATCCTAGTTCTGGCCCATTTTTTGTTTTATTCACAACTTAAAGTTTAAACATTATGGAAATTCAATTAAGGAAAATGGCTTT